AAATCCAAATGCTATACATTTTTTAGAAAAAAATCCTGATAAAATTTATTATTGGTGGTTAACATTTAACCCAAACGCTATTCATTTATTAGAAAAAAATCCAGATAAAATTAGTTGGTATAATTTATCACAAAATCCAAATGCTATTCCTTTATTAGAACAAAATCCAGATAAAATACATTGGCCTTCATTATCAAGCAATCCAAATGCTATATATTTATTAGAAGCCAATCCAGATAAGATTGATTGGGTGTTTTTATCAGAAAATCCAAATGCGATTCATTTATTAGAAGCCAATCCAGACAAAATTAGTTGGAGTCATTTATCATATAATCCAAATGCGATTCATTTATTAGAACAAAATCCAGATAAAATTTGTTGGGTTGGTTTAGTAGATAATCCAAATGCTATACATTTAATAGAACAAAATCTGGATAAATTAACAGCTAATTGTTGGTGGCGATTAACCAGAAATCCAAATGCTATTCATTTATTAGAAAAAAATCCATATAAAATTGATTTGGGTATGTTAATACGTGTATCAAGTATGATGGATTATGATTATGAAAAAATAAAAACGCGTTGTAATATATACAAGGAACAACTCATACAAAAAACAATGCACCCATCAAAAATTCAAAAATATTTAGATATGGGTATAACTATTGATGAATTAGATGATTATTTATAATATAATGGGTGTTTTAAATTAGAACAGGTGCAAAAGAATATTAGTAGTTAAAATTATAATAATCTGTTTTAACGTTTCTTGTTCCATATGAGTATGCAGGATTTTGTGGTTTTGGCGTTGGTATAGTAACCTCTTGATATCTAAGTTTTGCAGGTTTTAATGCAAATGCATAACCAACCTCATCGAAGAAGGCCGCATTTTCCTCCAAAAAGTTATCTACATATTGATAACGCATAGCAACCATCTGACACCCCATTTCTCTACATAAAACACCACTAGGGTTACTAGGATTAACACCACTATCAGGAAATACAATCGTCATATCTCGTCTGTTGTATTGTTGTAATTCATTGATGTCTGGAGTGTTTTTCACACTATAATATGGATATGCTCGCATAAATACAGAATTACTTGTCAAATTGACATATTCCATAAATTTTTTATTTTCCAAAAAAGAATTATTTGATTTATCTACCACTAAAATAATCTTATTCATAAAACTAGTAAGTGGTTTGGCTGCAATATTTTTTCCATAATTTTCGTAACTAAAATCTTTTCCTAACATAAGAGTACTATAAGATTTGAAAATATTGGCTAAATTATCATACATAGTCTGATTATTACTTTTGATTCTCAAATGAATAATTAATGGATCATTTGGGTTTGGACAAGTACCACTTGCAAAAGCATATGATTGTATTGTTTGCATAACCGTTGCAAAATTTACTTGGTTGAACGTTTCTTTTACATAATAATTATTATCTGTACTAGTAGATACTACAGGTTTACCATCAATGTTATAAATTTCAAAATCCAAACATCGTACACCTTGTTTAATAATACTTTTTAAAATACAAATATCAACGTAGTCATTTTTATAACTACCACCACTGCAAGAATTGAAGGAGGTTTTAATATAATAATCATATAAATTACCACTACAATCTGGATTACTAGGTGAAATAGATTTTAGTTTTGTATCATTGCCAGGATAAAGTGTGTTCATAAAAGAACATTCTTTACTTTCTAAACTTGAAATGTAAATCAGATAAGTAACATAAATAATTATGATTACTATGATCAACGCTAAAATACAAAAAAATATAAATTCATCATTATTAATATCACTAATATTATCAGGCATACTTAATATATTATATTATTTTAAAAAGTTTATTAAAATCAAATAAATCAAATAAATATATATAAATATATAAATATATATAAAACAACATGGCAGGTGGATTATTAAATTTAGTATCAAGTGGACAGCAAAATATTATATTAAATGGTAATCCTTCAAAAACTTTTTGGAAAACAACATATGCGAAGTATACTAATTTTGGTATGCAAAAATTCAGAATAGATTTCGAAGGTTCGACAACATTACGTTTAGCTGAAACATCGACATTTCAATTTAAAATACCGAGATATGCTGATTTATTAATGGATACATACGTCGTAGTTAATTTACCAAATATTTGGAGTCCAATTTTACCTCCCCAAGAAATCGTCAATCCTGATGGTTCAATTACTTATACCGATTGGTCTCCATATGAATTTAAATGGATAGAATACCTGGGAGCTCAAATGATATCTAAAATAACTATTACTTGTGGTAATCAAAAATTACAAGAATTCTCTGGTGCATATTTATTAAATATGGCTCGTAGAGATTTTACCGGTACTAAATTATCACTTTTTTACAGAATGATAGGTTACTCTACAGATTTATATGATCCTTCAAATTATAATCTTCGTGGAGGTAATTATCCTAATGCATATTATACGGATAGTCCTACCGGTGCTGAACCGTCTATATATGGGCGTCAATTATTTATACCTTTAAATGCCTGGTTTACACTTAAAACACAAATGGCCTTCCCGCTTGTGTCGCTTCAATATAATGAATTACAAATAAGTATAACATTCAGACCTATTAATGAATTATTTGTAATAAGAGATGTTTTTGATTTTGCCAATAATAATCCTTATGTAGCACCTAATTTTAATCAATATCAGAATCAAATGTATAGATTTTTACAAACTCCTCCTGATAATATTTTAGGTATTAATTCATATTTAGATCAAAGAAGTGTATGGTTTCCAGATATTCATTTGGTATCAACCTATTGCTTTTTATCAAATGATGAGTCACGAATATTTGCCAAAAATGAACAAAAATATTTATTTAAACAAGTAAATGAAAAAATTTTTTATAATGTAACTGGACCAAATAAAGTTGATTTGGATTCTTTAGGACTTATTGCCTCATGGATGTTTTATTTTCAAAGAAGTGATGTTAATTTACGAAACGCATGGACGAATTATAGTAATTGGCCTTATAATACTTTTCCGTATGGTATTGTTAATGCCCCAACATCAGGTAATTTTAAATTAATAAATGGTAAAGAAATTGGTCCAGGTATAAATCCTGATGGAACATTAACAGGTTATAAAATAACCGATATATTTAATTTACAAAATATTCAAGGAATTTTATTAACATTAGGAATCTTATTAGATGGTCAATATAGAGAGAATATTCAACCAGTTGGAGTATTTAATTATGTAGAAAAATTTGCAAGAACAGAAGGAGGGGCACCAGACGGGTTATATTGTTATAATTTTTGTTTAAATACAGATCCAATGGATTTACAACCGTCTGGGGCTATTAATATGAATCGTTTTACATCCGTTCAACTAGAATTTACTACCATTGTACCACCTCTAGATCCATTTGCGCAAGTGTTAACTATTTGTGATCCTGAATCCGGTGATATTGTCGGCATCAATAAACCTACATGGAGAATTTATTTGTATAATTATAATTTATACGTAATGGAAGAACGTATAAATATGGTTGTATTTGTAGGCGGAAATGCGGCACTAATGTACGCTACTTAACTTTACTTGTGTTTTTTGTTTTTCTATTTTTTATGTTTTCTTTTTCTCGTTGTATTATTTTTTTTTTGATTTTTTTGTTTTTTTAGTTTTTTTAGATTTTTTAGATTTTTTAGTATTTCTTTTTCTATTTGTCTTTTTTTTATTCTGGCGTTTTCCACCATACGGGTCTTTTGGTTCATTTAAATGAGCATATTCAGTTATTTTTGATAAAACACCTTTGGGGATTGGTTTCATTTCTTGTCCTAGGGGAACTTCTTGTTCCAGATTTTCTCTCCATGTTTGTTTTAACAAAGCAACATTAGTAACACTTTGGTCAGTTTTTATTCTTTTTAATTCTATAAAATGGTCTAATTCCAATTGAAATGGTTCTCGTGGATTGTCCCGAAAAACTTCACTAATAGCCTTTCTGTAAAATGTAATGATTCTATCAAGTGTTTTTTCATCAAAATTATTTCCTCTACAAAATAAACTTTGTAGTGTATCGGGAAATTCAGGTAAAGAAATTAAATTATTATCATTGCATCTTAATGTTCTTAATGAATTAGGTAAATCTGGTATTTTTTTTAATTGATTATTACCGCATCTTAAAATAAATATTTGTGTATGAATCATATCTGGCAATTCTTTGAGTAAATTTCTTTCACAACTTAAGACGAGTGTATTATTTGGAAGTGCTGGTAATTCTTCGATCTGATTTCCATCACAAACTAGATATTCAAACAAATTTGCTGTTAATGGTATTGTTGGTATTTTTTTTAAAATATTACCTTTACACTGTATCTCTTTTATATTTGGAGGCAAATCTGGTAATTCTTCGATCTGATTATCCTCGCAATACAATCTTGTTATAGATGTGTTGGATAATTGTGGTAATTTTTTTAATAAATTATTGTGACAAGAAAATACAAGTAAACTATGAGGTGGTAATACAAAATCTTCTGGAAATTCTTCCAACTTATTGTTTCCACAATGAAATTGAATTAAATTATTTAAAGGTGGTAATTGTCTTAATAAATTATTTTCACAATTTAATTCTTCTAACTGAAATGGAAATTCTGGAATTTCTGTAAATTTATTTCCTTTACAGTTTACAACTTGGAGATTATCTGGAAAAGGCATAAAGGTTTCCCATGCTTCATTTGTAAGATTCTTATTTTTTAAATACAAACCAACGTGGTCTACATTAGGTATTTCTAAAGTCTCTATTGGTGGTGGATTCCACCAAAATTCTTCTAGTGATAGATTATAATATCCAGCTGGGTGTTCTCCGCTATTGTCAGGGAAATCCATATATATATATATATATATATATATATATATAGATTATTATTAAATTTTTGTCTTTCTATTATTCTACTTTTTTCTCGTTGTATTTTTTTTTTTTAG